TGATTAAAAAACCTGATAAATAAATTTGGTTACAACAATCATTTAATTGAGCATGCTCTAAAATCAATGATAAAACAAAAAATGGATACTATAATAATCATGTAATGTCTTCGTGATTAAGATAGTATCCATTTTTGTTTAATAAATATATTTGATTACAACAATCATTAAATTGAGCATGCACTAAAATTAATCAAAATGAAAAGTTTCATTACATTTATTAATTATTGCTTTAGCCGCAAGTTGATCTGCTTCTTCATTAAATTTATTTCCATCATGTCCCTTCACCCAATTAGACCTAACAGACCCCAATCTATTAATTTCCTTGAATAAAATTTGCCAGCAATCGTGATTTGTTTTTCGTTTATAAGTTCCCTTTATTGTGTTTACTACATAGATAGAATCGGAATAAATATTAACGTTAGCATCGTTTGGTACATGTTTTAACCCTAATGCTACCGATAAAATTTCCATTCTATTATTTGTAGATTGTTTTTCATAAAATGAAAGCTTTTTTAGTATTTTGTTTGAGGAATCAATTACTATTGCACCAGCTCCACCTTCTCCAGGATTTGGTTGACATGCACCGTCTGCCCATACCGTGTAAGTTTCGTTTGATTCGAACATTAGTTTATTCCTTTTATTTTTATTTATTTAAGAAAATAGTTTACAAATACATTTTTTTATGATAGAATATATTTAATAGAAAATAGTTTTGCAAAATAATTTTTGAAGGGGTATATGTATGGAAGATGAAATTAAAGCAAATGAAAAACCTGCTAAAAGAAAAAAAAGATTAAAACCAACCGATAGAGATTATCTGTCAAATGAAGTTTTTACCAATTTAGTGGTTGAATGGATTGCAGATAATAAAGATGGAGTTCATGTTCCAATGAAAGATGAATTGGTGAATTCATTTAATAAATTAATTAATAATTATGCAAAGCATCGATGGTTTTCAGGGTACTCATATCTTGATGATATGAAGTCTGCTGCATTTGTTAGATGTTTAAAATATGGACATAATTTTAATATTGAAAAATCAACTAATGCATTTTCGTATTTTACCCAGGTTATACATAATTCGTTTAGAAAAATGGTAGAAGAAGAACGCACTCAACAAAAAATAAAATACAATGCAATTTCAGAATCTAATAAAAACAACTTTAATGATATTAAATTAGAATCTAGTGAAGATTATACGGGGGTGTATGAATGAATTTTTTTTGGAAGAAAGAATTTACAGATGATACAACAGATAATGCTGAGTTAAACCCAGAAGTACATATTGGTAAATTGAAGTTTGGTGGATTGTATTGTTATGATTGTGGAATTATTTTAAATGTACTTGGAACTCCACTAATGCACCAAAAAGAAGTAACGTTTGAAAATGGAACATCGATGAAAAACCATCAGTTTGAGCAATGCCCAAGATGTAAACAAAAAATGGTAGAACCTGGGGTTCAGACTGGAGTTTCAACATGTGATTCATTTACCTGGACTGGTATGTTTCAAAAGAAAAAAATTGAATCATTGAAAAAAGAAAAACAAAAAATGATTTACGATTCAGAAGGAAACGAATATACACCAAAACAATTTTTGAATGCCATTAAAAGTTCAGTTGTTGATTTCCAATCATATATGGAGTTTCGATAATGAAATGGATGTCAATACAGCCATTAATAGGTGGAATGACATTAGGTGCTGAACTAGCAATAGGTAATCCACCTACATGCATAATTTCGCAGGGACCATCTAACGATTTACATATTTTAAATCATTATAAAAGTAAAAAATTAAAAATTCCATACTTAGTAACTAATTCCAGTTATACAGAATTTAAAAATGAAGACGATTTAATTAAATTTAATAAATTAAATAAAAATATTGAATTGGTTGTTGGTGTCCCAGTTTGTTCTGGTTTATCCATGTGTAATTCTTCAAGCAAAGGTTCAACCAAGGCTAGAGGTGCAGATGCAATTCAAAACAATAATATGTATGATATGTGTAAACTTGTATTAGAGAAAATAAAACCAAAAGTTTACGTGTTTGAAAATGCACCTGCATTGTATACACTATCAGGAAAACCTGTGGCTGACAAATTATTTGAAATTGCTCAATCGTTTGGTTATTCAATGAGTTTAGTAAAAACTTCAACAATCAAACATGGAATACCTCAGGATAGACATCGTACATTTGCATTTTTTTGGAATTCTGAATTTGCACCAATTGTAAACTATTACGATAGAGAATATAAAGTTTTATCTGAATATCTTTCAACCATTCCAAATAATGTAAAACATTCAACTGATTTTATGAGAAATTCATTATATGAAGAGCCTACTCATATTTATGCAATTCATAAATTTGGTAATGATTACAAACAACGCATGATTGATAAAAAAGCAAAAACAATATGGCAATTAATTTTAACTGAGAATTTGCTAGATGATTATATCAATTTTTATGAAACTGCTGATCTTTCTAAATATAAATTAATAAAACCAGATAAGGCATTACATTTTGCAAATCATATTAAAACAAAATTATCAATGGGTATGGGCTATTGGGATGGCTCTATACATTATACCGGTGATGATCATGTAAATGCTATCATTGGTAAAAATATGTGGAAAACTATCCACCCAATTGAAGAACGGTTTTTAAGTATTCGTGAACTTCTCTATTTGATGGGACATCCGCATGATTTTGAATTATTAGATCCGCTCAAAAACATCAATCATATTGCACAAAACGTACCAGTCAATACCGCAAGAGACTGGGTTTCTGAAGGTGTTAAATTCATAAAAAAAGAATTAAAATTTTCAACATTATCATTTTTGAAACAAAACAACGAAAAACAAACTATTGATACGGTTAACAAAATTGATAAAAATATGTTGGGGGAATTCTTCTAATGGCTACCGCTTCTTTAGAAACACAATTTGAAAAAATTCTTGAAAAATTCAAAGAATTAAAGAAAGAAGCAGCGACTGATACTGTAATCAATAGAGATGACATTTTTGATGTATTTAATACAAAAATACTAATGAAATGGATCAATAAACGTACAGAGTGGACTAGACTACATAGAATTTATGAGGAATCTAGAAAAATTAGGTTTAAGGAGCTGTTTGAATATTATCGCACAGAATTTCATTTAAAATTAACTACCAAGGATGAATACCAACTTTATATTGAATCGGATACAAATTATACATTGATTAATAATTTATCGTTAACAGTTAAAGAAATAATCCAGTATATAGATTCTGTAATTGAAACAATTAAAAGTAGGCAATGGGAAATAAAAAATATAATTGCATGGAGACAATTTCAGAATGGGCAATGAAAATAACGAAGCTAAGTGGGATGCGGGCGACACTAACGGTTTAAACGTTAGAAAAGAAAAGTGGGATTTTGGCGATCATTTTACCCACGGCAATATAATTCGTTGGTCAATTTGTTGTAACTTAGTGAATAGTGTAGAAACAATCGATAAAAATCAAGTTAAAATTCTGGATATTGGCTCTGGTTACAGTACTTTTTATAATTTTTTCAAATATCATTTTTCATCGTATGGTAGAAAAAGAATAAACTACACTGGATTAGAATTTCTTCAACAGCAAATAGATTTTGTAATGGATAAATTTAAAGATGTTTCCAAAGTGAATTCATTTAATGTCTTGCAGTGCGATCTTTATAAAAATATGCCATCTGAAATTGTGAATGACAAATATGATGTAATTTTTGCTCAAGAAATAATCGAACACATTGATATAAAAACTGGTAGCAATTTGTTACAAGATATCCGGGGTTTGTTAAAAGATACTGGAGTATTGGTGATATCTTCACCGAATCCGAAAAAGCATAAAGGCCAACAATTTATTTTTCCGGAATATCATGTATACGAATATACCTATGATGAGATGCATGCATTGTTGGCTGAAACCGGTTTTGTTGTAAGAAATGAATTTGGAATTTCATCATACTTAAATGATGTTAAAACTGGTTTAACTGCTGAAGAAAAGATGAGATTGGAACATCTGCGTCTAGTGTCTGATGCATATGCTAGAGCTGCATTTGTAATAGATAAACCAAAACAAGCTCAATGTTATTTGATGATTTGCGAAAAATCTAATGAAATAAATAGATTGTTAGATTAACTTCACGATGAAACGAGAAACTTTTGTCAGATTTACAACTTTATAAAATAAATGAATCAACTTTATCTATACAATGCAATGAAACAATAACCCGAGAGCTATATAGTTATTTTTCTGCAAAAATGCCGAATGCTAAGTTTCACCCGTTAGTTAAATCTGGAATTTGGGATGGGATACTTAGATTTTTTGATATAAAAAACAATTATTTAGCTTTTGGTTTATTGTCTGAGTTATCTGTGTTTGCTAAAAAGGGTGGTTATTCGATTGAAGCTAAATTTGAAAAACCACCCGAAGAAATTGCATTAAATGATTTTTTGCAATTTGTCGAATCATTAAATATAATTGATGGTGATGGTAATCCGATGGAGCCTAGGGATTATCAATTACAGGCAGCATTTGATGCAATTAACAAAAGAAGATTAAATATAAAATCAGCAACAGCTTCAGGAAAATCGTTAATTTTATATATTATAATTAGATATTTTGAACAAGCCGGTAAAAAAACTATATTAATTGTACCAAATGTGTCTTTGGTTGAACAAATGTATGGTGATTTTGAATCATACGGCTGGCATCTAGTAGCAGATAAATGCCATATGATTTATTCCGGACAGCAAAAAGTATTTGATTGTCCGGTTATTGTAAGTACCTGGCAGAGTTTATATAAGAATAAATCATTATTTAAAATTTTTGATTTGCTAGTTGTCGATGAAGCTCATACTGCTAAAGGCGCAAGTATAAAATCTGTTGGTGAAAATTGTATTAACGCAACGCATAAGATTGGCTGTTCGGGAACTTATCCGGAATATAAAACTCCGGATTGGTTTTCATTGGTTGGTACATTAGGTAAAATTATTGAATACAATACTTATAAATCATTACAGGAGGCTGGCCACATTGCAAAACTTAAAATATATGCTGTTGAATTACAATACCCAACAGAATTTAAACGATTTGTTCATGATAATTCTGGTGGTGATTATGCAAAAGAACTGGATTTAATCCACAACTATGCAGGCAGAAATGAATTTCTTGCTAAGATGGCTCAAAATTTTGATGGAAACTCATTATTTTTATTCACTAAAGTAGAAAAACACGGTAAACCTTTATACGAAGTATTCAAACAAGTTATAAAAGACAAAACAATTTTATATATTGATGGATCTACCGACATCAAAGATCGTGAATTATATCGGGCAATGATTGAAAAAAGAAATGATATTGTTCTGCTTGCTTCGTATGGCACCTTCAGTGTAGGTAACAACGTGAAAAACCTGCATCATTTAGTATTCGCATCCGGATATAAGTCAATGATAAAGGTACTCCAAAGCTTGGGACGTGGTATACGTAAATCAGCTGGTAAAAAATATTTAAGGTTATACGACATTGTAGATAATTTGAAATTTAGATCAAAAGTAGAAAAAATATCATATGAAAATTTTTCAATGAAACATTTTAAAGAACGCATGGTGATATATGAAAAAGAACAATTCACTTGGAAAATACAAACCTTTAAAATTTAGTTTACTTTTTTGTTTTTTTGATATACAATAAACTATGAATTAAACGAAAGGTTTCAAATGAAAATTGCAAGAACTATAGATATTGCCAAATCGCTATCAAATCATAGTACTCATCAATTTCATATTGGGGCAGTTATCACCGCAGGAAACAGAGTTATATCTACAGGGTTTAATCAAATACGACATTTAAAAATTGGTAAAAAGTTTACTAATTTTGATTGTTCTCTTCATGCTGAACGGAATGCTTGTTCAAAGGTAAACAAAAAGAAATTAAAAGGTGCAACAATTACTCTATATAGAGAATTGAAGGATGGAACTCCAGCAGATTCATTTCCATGCGAACAGTGCATGTATTTGTTGGTTGAGATGGGAATAAAGAAAATTATATCATCGTGTTCAGAATATCCATACTACAAGGTGGTTAAAATTTGAAAAAAGAATTTAAACCGTTAGCGGCCATCATTACTGATTTACACATTGGTTCAAAAAATTATAATAAGCAATTGTTTGAATCACAATTACAATTTTTTGAAGAACAATTTTTTCCATATTTGTTAACAAACAATATCAAAACAGTATTTCATTTAGGTGATTTTTTTCACAATAGAAACCATGCAGATTGGATGATTTTACAAGAAATTAAAACCAGATTTTTTGCATGGTTTGAAAAAAATGATGTAACGTTTCATACAATAATAGGTAACCACGATTCTTATTACAAAAATACTATCGAGTATAACTCGATGGTGGAGAATTTTAAAGAATTTAAGAATGTAATAATTTACACTAAAGAAACAATTGTTAATTTAGGTAAATATTCAGTTTGGTTGGTACCATGGATTGTAGATGAACATAAATTTGAATTCATTGATGGTGTAGATATTGTGATGGGGCATTTTGATATTTCTGGTATGAAAATGCTAAAGAATTTTAATTCCACAAATGGCTTTAATCGCGATGCATTTAAAAAATATAAATTAGTATTTTCAGGGCATTATCATATTAGATCAAAATCCGGAAATATTAATTATATTGGTACACCGTATCAATTAACTTGGAACGATTTTGATGAACCTAAAGGTTTTTGTGTACTGGGAGAAGATTTTCATTTTAAATATATAGAAAATGAAATAAATCCAAAACATATTAAAATTTTAATTCAAAAGAATGATGATGAGTTTAAATATATTGTTCAAGGTGATACATTAAATAAAAGTATAGAAATTTCCGAAAAAGATTTGATGAAACTTGCAAAACAGAATTATGCTAGATTAATTACTGAAAGCAATCTAAGCCAAACTGATATTGATAATATTTACAATAGTGTAAATCTAGTATCACGCGATGGTTACAAAATTGAAGTAATAAACACTAATGAAATTATTGAAGATTTTGACTTTTCTGAATTGGAGGATTCCGTTGATGATAACAATATATTAACTTTAATATCGTCGTATATACGTGAAATTGAGTTTGAACCGTCGATTGATAAACTAACTTTAGAACAAATTGTTATAAATTTGTATAAAGAAATTGAACTAGGTGAATGAAAGGACAAAGCCATGAATTTGAACAAGAAATTTAGAGATGAACAAATTTCAGTATTTAATGTATTTTCAAAGTTATCAAGAAAAAACAGCATTGATCATTCTGGGTACGTGATTACTTATGTACATCAGTTGACTAATGTTGAAGATGCTGAAGTTCCAACCACACGTGTTAAGTTTGGTATTTCAGTAAAAAATCCAAATGATGTACACATTCCTAGAATTGCTAAAACGATTGCGTATCGTAGGTTTATTAAAAAACCTTTAGAATTTTTTGTTGAGACTGAAATTTTAAACAGTACATCATTTTTAACTGGACTTTTTAAAGTAACATTAGATAATATTGATACTTTATACATTGGTCATAAAAAAAATAAAGTTGCCGAAGCGTTAAAGCAACTGGTGTATAATCAATTCATTATTTCTAAGCAACAGTTTGAAACTTTTTTAACTGAGCATGCAGCGGAAAAAAATGCTGAAATTTAATAAATTAAAATTTAAAAATTTTTTATCTTACGGAAATTCGTGGACAGAGTTCGAATTTGAAAAGGGAATTTCCCGTATTACCGCCGATAACGGTAAAGGTAAATCTGCAATAGTAGATGCATTATATTTTGCCTTATTTGGCAAATCGTATAGAAAAATTAATTTAGGGTCACTAATAAATTCCATAAACAAAAGTGATTTGTTGGTAGAATTAGAATTCACGAATAACGATACTGAATATAAGATAATTCGTGGAATTAAACCGAACATATTTTATATTTACGAAAATGATATTCTAAAATCATTAAATTCCACTAATAGATCATATCAGCAAATGCTTGAGCAAGATATTTTACACTTCAATGAAAATGTTTTTAATCAAACTACATGTAAATCAATAACCAAAAATATATCATTCTTATCATTATCCAAGGCAGACAGACGTTTAATCGTTGAAGGTATTTTTGGAATTGAAGCATTTTCCGAAATGAATCACCTATGTAAAATTAAACTAGATGATATAGAAAACACAATATTTACATTAAAGAAGGAAATTGAATACACTTCTATATTGATCGAACAAGAAATATTTAGTGTAGAAAGATTAAAACAGATTCAACAAAAAATAAATGAAGAATCTCAACAAAAAGTTGAAGAAATAAATGCAGAAATTAAAACATTACAGGAAGATATTCAAAAATATACTGAAGCATTGAAAAAAATTGAGGAATTTAAATTACAAAAATCTAATGCAGAAATTTCGTTATCTTCGATCAAATCTGAAATAGCCGAAACTAGATCTATTATTTCTAAAACAGAATCTGAAATTAAACTTGCTCAGTTTAAATTGAATTTATTTAATAAAACTTGTGCAGGCTGTGAACAAATTAAAAATATAGCATCTGATTTAGATTTAACCGGTTTAGAAGAAGAACAACAAAATCAAGAAAGTAAACTAAAGAGATTGACGGATCAAATAACCACAGTTAGAAACGAATTAAGTAAATTTGAAAAAATTCTAGCTAATGAAAAATTTATTAATGGAAATTTTGAACGAGCAACCAAACGAATTACCGAATTGAAAAAAACTGTGTATGTAGAAACAATCAAGGATATAGAAATTAGTACAGAACATTTGAATCAGCATGAAACTAAAAAACTTGAATTAGAAAAAAAATATAACAACGCGTATATTCAAAAAAATCATTACGCTGTCATAAAAACATTGTTGTCAGACGAAGGAATCAAATCATTTGTAATTAAAAGACATTTATCTAGTATAAATAAATTACTAAATACGTATTTACAAAAGTTTAACGCTGATATTTTATTTTATTTTAATGAAGAATTTAATGAAGTTATTGCGTCTAGATACAAGGAATCGTTCAATTATTTTAATTTTTCGGAAGGACAAAAACGTAGAATAGATTTAGCAATCATGTTTACATTTATGGGATTTTCAAAAATGAGAAACAAAAAATCATCTACTAACTTATTGATTCTTGATGAAATTTCTTCAATGCTAGATGCAATTGGTGAAAATGGACTATACGATATTTTAAAAGATCTTTGCAATAAAGAAAATAAATCAATTTTGTCAATTTCACATTCAGGTAATATTGACCCTGAAAAAATTGATAAACTTTACCAAGTATCAATTGAAAAAGGATTTAGTAAACTTGAAAGGATAAACAACTAAATGGAAACAATGCAATTGAATACTTATAAACAATATTTGCTGGAGCAAACTAAAAAATTATTTGAAGAAAAACTTGATCAAAAACTTAAAATAATAATTGATTCCGAACATACAAACCAATTTATTTTAACGGGCAGCTGGTTTTATTTGTTTATTCCAATATCAGATGAAGTAATTAATGTAGATTCGACTGAGTACACAATCGATGGAAAAATTTCATTTGAGGTGAACACTACTATTGCATTAGTCGCTGAGACAGTTAGATTGTTGAATTATATATTTAGGCCTTATGATTTTACGATTGCTGAAGACTATTTTTTAGATGATGCTAAAGAAATTTATTATGGTGATGAAGCATATACAAAAGTAATTGATTCGTTGCATGAAAAAAATGGTGAAGAATATTGCCCTTGCTGCAATAAATATATTTCAAAAAAACTAATGAATGCCGAAACCGGCATTTGTAAAATTTGTGAAGAATTTATCATTCCTAAAGTTACATTCCATTAAAGGACACCTACATGTCTGTTAGGTTAATTAAATCATTTGCCAAAAAAACTGGAAAACCGTTGACTGAAATTAAATGTGTTTGGGAAAAATCTAAAACAGAAATAGCCCAAACATTAGAAAGAACAGATTCGTCATATTACCCAGAATTGTTAATACAGTTTAAACATAATCTAGGTTTAGTTGAAGAATATTTGTTTTTAGATAAGTTTAAGGAATTGCTTAAAAAATAGTTTACAAGTCTAGGTTTTTGATATACAATTAATTATTAAATCAACGAAAGGTGATGTCAATTATGGCAAATGTGTCTGAAGAAGATCTGTTAGAGCTACAGATTAAAGTAAAAAATGGTATAAAACTCTCCAAAGAAGAAAAGCTCATCCTAAAAGAAAATTCCAAAGAAGAACGCGAAAAAAAGAAAACAATGTCTTTCGGCCAACGGTTACTTAAAGTATCAAAAACCGAATACGGTCAGCTGATGGGCGAAAATGAAGAAGACAAGTTTCCGATTAGAGATTGGATCTCTACCGGTAATTATTTGTTTAATGCTCAAATTTCGGCTGACTATACTCGTGGGATTCCATCAGGTCGAGTGGTTATGCTAGCTGGGGCAGCTTCAACCGGCAAATCGTTTCTTGCGTTAGAAACTGCAAAAAATGCTCAAGCGTTGGGTTATTTTGTAGTCATGTACGATTCTGAGATGGCTAACAATGATAAGGCTGCACTAAAGTCTCGTGGTATTGATATTGAACAAATGTTGTACATCCCAATTGATACTGTTGAGAATTTGAAAACTTCGTTGATAAACATTATTGATGAAGCTAGTGTAAATGATAAATTGTTTATTATTGTTGATTCAATCGGGAATCTTTCCACGAATAAGGAGCTTGAAGATTCTACCGATGGCTCTACCACAAAGGATATGACTAGACCAGCTCAATTACGTGCGTTATTTAGAACTGTAACGTTAAAAGCAGGCATTAAGCATGTTCCGGTTATAGCGATAAATCATACATATGCACAGATTGGTGGATTTTTATCAGGTGCACCAGTAATTGCCGGCGGTGGTGGTGGTATGTATAATTCTTCTATCATTGTAGAGTTTACTAAAGCACAAGAAAAAGGCTCAGATGGTAGAATGTCAGGTGCGTTGATTTCTTCAACTGTCACCAAATGCAGAACAGCGAAAGAAAGAACTAAAGTTAAATTCACAATCGATTTTGAAGAAGGACTCGGTAAATATTCTGGGTTACAACTTTTTTGCGAAGATGAAAAGATTTTTGTTAAAGAAGGCCGTTCATTTAAGTTAAATCCAGATCGTGTTTCCGATGTTGTTTTATCAGTTGGTGAAACTTTCACCTCAGCTAAAATGAATGCTGCATTCTGGGATGAATTACTGGAAAAATATTTAGGTGGATATTTAGCTAAAAAATTCAAATACCAATCAGTTACCGATGAAGTTTTAGGTGATGATTTTGATGAAACTGAAGAAGATATTGACGATTGCAACTAAGGAATTATAGATGATAATAGAAAATATATTCAAATCGTTAATAGAAACACCTGAATATTTTAGGTTGGTATATCCGCACCTGTCTGAAGCATATTTTTCAGACAGGTGCAACAAAATTATATTTTCTAAAATTTTATCATACAATACTAAATACTCAAAACAGCCAGCGTATTCAGATATAAAAATTTTAATTGAATCCGATAACAATATTTCAATTGAAGATTCTGAAACATGCTACGCATTTATTGATTCTTTACATTCTACTGAAACACCAAAGGATGCAAAGCTTTTGGTGGATTCAACCGAGCAATGGTGCCAAGAACGAGCATTAGAAAATGCTATATTAGAGTCAGTTGAAATACTTCAAAAAAATTATAACGATAAAGGTAAGATAAAGGAAAAAATCGAACATGCGTTGAGCATTGAGTTTGATGTTAAGATTGGTACCGACTTGTTTATAGATGCACCTGCTAGGTATGAGCAGTATGTAGAAGAAGAAGAAATAATATCGTCTGGACTAAAATTGATGGACCAGTTGTTAAACGGTGGATGGAGAAAAAAGGCAATTCATCTGTTTACTGGAAAACCAAACGTTGGAAAATCGTTAATACTTTGTCATTTTGCGGCTGCTGCGATGAAGTCTGGAAAAAATGTATTATATGTTTCTGCTGAAATGTCAGAGATGATGATTTCAAAACGGATTGATGCAAACTTATTGGATATTGAAGTAAATTCCTTAAATAAAAATTTAATCAAGAAAGAATACTTATCAAAAGTAAAACAATTATGCGAAACTTCCAAAGGTAAGCTAATTGTAAAAGAATATCCAACCAGTTCAGCAAATTCACTTCACATCAAAAATTTGTTGTTAGAAATAAAAAGCAAACGTGGTTTTTTACCTGATATAATATTTTTAGATTATCTAAACATATTTTCTTCGTCAAAACTCAATAATGCTGCTTCATTAAACAGTTATCAATATATAAAATCTGTCGGTGAAGAAATGCGAGCGTTGGCGGTAGAATTTGATATTGTACTGGTAACAGCTACACAGATCAATCGCGAAGGCTCAGGTAAGGGTTCTGATGTTGATATGTCTTCAATCTCAGAAAGTTACGGTACTGCGATGACTGCGGATTATATAGCTGCTATTATTCAAACTCCAGAGTTGTTTGAACAAAATAAATATTTATTTAAAAATTTAAAATCTAGATATGATTCAAACATTAACCAAATAGTAACAGTTGGGGTAGATTATTCAAAAATGAAATTGTTTGATTTAGATGAATCTAACCAAGAAATTCCATTACATATTCGCGATGCGTTGAAATACCAAAAAGAAAAAGAGAATTTTGATTCGTCTTCATTCGATTTTTCATAGGAGATACTATGATATTTAGATACTGTCAAAAATGTAAAAAACAATTGAAAGAAACCGAATTTACCGTTCAACTAATCGAAAACGGTAGAGAACTCGAGGTATGCCAAGATTGCAAACTTAATTCATTAAATGAAAACGCGAGGCTTTTGTGTGAAAGATTTTAAAGATTTGAAATTATTATTTTCTTCCAGTGATTCTACCGGGTGTGGTTGGTACCGGTCGTATTTACCTTTTAAATCAATAGCGCAACAAATACCTAACACGGTGTACACTGATGGGTTTGATCCAAGGCACGAATGCATGAATTCCAGGGATATTTACATTTGTCAACGAGTTGGTCATGAATATTTTTTAAATTTTATTCCAGTGATTCAACAGCATGGCAAGAAATTTGTTTATGATTTGGATGATAATCTTTGGAATATCCCTAGTACCAATGCTGCACATACATATTATAATCCAGCAATGTTAAAACTAATTGGAAAAATAATATCGATAAGCGATTGTGTAACAGTTTCAACAGAACCGTTAGCAGAATACATTAGAGAACATTTTAACAAAAACGTTTTTATTGTATCAAACTTTATAGAAAAGGTATATAATAAAAAAATAGAAAACGAAAAGCCAATAGTTGGTTGGGCTGGTACGCATACACACAAAGGCGATTTTAATGAAAAGCTGGTTAAATATTTACATGAATTGCATAAATCTAAAAAGGCAAAATTGGTATTATACGGGTATACCCCATATTTTTTAAAAAATATTGTAGAATCACACGAATTTACACCAGTTAATGGGTATCTTGATTATTTACAATCATTAAATATAGACATCGGTTTGATAATAACTGAAGATAATTTGTTCAATAAATGTAAATCAAATTTAAAGTATTTAGAATATAGTTCGGTTGGCATAACATCTATCGCTGATGACGTGTATCCATATTCAAACACTATTGATCATTTACACGATGGGTTAATAGTAAAAAATCAAAAACATGATTGGAGAGAATACATTGAATATTTGATTGAATCCAGTTCAGCTAGATTAGAGATGCAAAATAATTCAAAAGAAAAAATTAAACAGTTCACGTATGCAGATTCAAACGAAACATTTTTAAACAAATACAAAGAGGTGTTTAAATTTCTAGGAGAAACAAAATGAAAAACGAAAACCGAATTAAAGAAATAATTGAAGAAGCAGTTTTAACAAAAATGACCATTGACGTTGAATACAAACCAGAATTAAATAAAGTAAACAAACTTATTAGAAAATTATATCCAAAAATTGGAAAATCATTCAAATCGGTCGTTGATTCATCATACTTCATTGGCGACGTCCCAAAGGAAGGTGTTAAATCTAAATTAAAATCTCAGTTGGATTCGTTTGGATCTTTTTATAGTTTATTGAATGAAGCTGGTAAATCTGCTAAAGCCGCTGAATATCTAAAATCTGAGTTTGGTATTGAAATTTCTGTTATTAGTGAAGCTGATTCTAAGATCAACAAGAAGGTGGAGAAGTTATATCAAAATGCTTTCGGTGGTGAATATTCAGGTGAAACCGCAAAAGAAATTTTAAAAGAATCTGTTGAATCCGGCGTATCATTGTTAGAATCAATTTCAATGGATTCATTAAAAATTTCGGATGAAATTCAACCACAACTTGAGAATGAATGCGATATGACCGCATCACAGTTCAAAGTTACCCTGAACGCGTATATGAAAGAAAAGAAAAACAACACAGACCCAAATGAACCAATCGAAACTTTGCTTCAGAACATTGAAACACAAAAAGAATCTTTAACTGAAATTTTAGAAAAAGTAATCAATGTTTAGATGTTCAATGTGCGATTCATTGTTTGATTGGGGGCAACTTCATGTCGTTAATGAATTAAACTTTTGCGGTTCATGTGCTTCATATATGCATGAAAAGAAAAAACAAAAAAATCAATGTTCTATATACGATGAACTTGAAGCAAAAGTTGATTTAGAAGAAAAGCCAGTTAAAAAGAAGAAGAAGAAATAAGTATACACCAGCCGAACTTTGATATATAATTAAATAAAAAATGGAGTTTTCTTGAAAAGCTATATAAATGTATATAAGTCTGGTGATTTTATTACACATTCATATATCGAAGATGGTGTAAAAAAGAAAAATAAAGTAAAATATAAACCATTCCTTGCGATAGAAACCAACACGGAATCTAAATGGACTGATATTTATGGAAAAAAATTAGGCATCATTCAGTTTGATTCCATATCTGAAATGTATGCTTGGAAAAAACAAAATGCATCCATACTTTCGATCTACGCGGATTGCCCACCAGAAACACAATTCATTGCGGTAAACTACAAAGAAGAATCAAAAATTCAAAAATCCGCAATGCATATTGCTAACATTGATATTGAAGTTAGAGCAACGGACGGTTTTCCTTCTGCTGCAAAGGCTGAACATCCGGTTATCACAATTTCTTTACAAGATATGGTAAAAAACACTTACACCGTGTTCGGATTTAAAGAATATACACCGACGGAATCTAACGTAACTTATGTCAAATGCGATAATGAAAATGATCTGTTTTATAAATTTCTAGATTTTGTTGATGAAAACCCAATTGATATTCTTACCGGTTGGTACATTGATGGATTTGATATTCCATATTTGATTAATCGTGCAAATTCAATTCTACCAAAAGGAATTATCAATAGATTATCACCAGAACATAAAATAAACCGACATGAACATGAAGATGGTGTTACTTTTTCTATCGTCGGGACTATAGTGTGGGACTATAAAGAGTTATACACTAAATTTACTGGTGAACCTCGCGAAAGATATTCGTTGGATTACATTTCAAAATTTGAGCTAGGTGAAGGTAAACTTGATTTTAAAGATGAAGATACACGTTCGTTAACAGAATTGTATGACACTGATTTTAAAACATTTGTTGAATATAATATTAAAGATACTGAATTGGTGTATTTGATTGATAAAAAAATTCAATATATTGAATTAGCATTGTCATACATGTATATGATGAAATGCTTACCAAACGAGATTTTTGGTACAGTCAAACCGTGGGATTCATTTCTTTATCATGAGTTATTTTATAACAACAAATTAGTACCACCAGCAAGAAGCCACATGAAAGAAGATTTTGTTGGTGGTTATTGCATGGAGCCTATTCGTGGGTTACACCGATGGGTAACAGTTTATGATATTGTATCATCATACCCAAATCAAATTAGATCATTCAACATGTCTCCAGAAACTATTATCAATGATAATATGCTACCGGACGAATTACTTCAAATTCGTGAACAATTTGGCAGTATTGAAAAATGTATAGATATTGATAAACTTAAGGATATTCAACCGATACTTGAAAAATATGATGTATCATTTACTTCCAACGGGCAATTCTTCCGAAGAGATATTGAAGGGTTTATTCCAAAAGTAACTAGTAAAGTGTTTAAAGAGCGCGTAGCTGTCAAACAACAAATTTCAAAAAATAAAAAACTCATCGAAAAAACCGATGACCCTGAGTTAAAAGAAAAATTAAAATATGAAAATTCCATTTTAGATCTTGATCAGTACACTAAAAAAATTGCATTGAACTCTCTATACGGTTGTACTTCTAATATCTATTTTAGATTTTTTGATTTACGCATAGCTGAAGCAATTACTTCAAATGGTCAAGTATGTGTGCGTGGAGCAACCAATTATGTAGAAAAAATTGTAAGTAATGTAATAAATGTTGCTAATGATACTGATTCTATGTTTGTATCATTAGAAAAAGTTGTAAATGAACGGTTTAACAACAAACTACCGTCAAATAAAAAAGTAGCAGATTTTATCATTAAATATCAAGAACAAATATTAGAACCAGCCATACATAGTTTTTTCAATAAGATGGAACATTGTATGAACATGCGCGAACTAACAATATCGATGGAACATGAATGTATTTCCGATGTTTGTATCTTTCTGGAAAAGAAACGCTATGCAATGAAACAACTTTTTAAAGAAGGATCTTGGTTTCTTGACAAAACTAAATTAAAAATACGTGGTATAGAAATTGTTAGAACATCAACTCCACAGTTTGTACGAGATTTTTTAACAAATGCTGTTTTGTTAATATTTGAAAAAACCAATGATGATTTAATAAATTATGTTGAAGAATCTAAAACAATATTTTTTAATTCTCCATTTGCCAAGGTAGCCTTCCCAAGATCGTGCAATGGATTTGACAAGTATAATATGAATTCGAAGGCTATACCTATTGCTTTACGCGCAGGCATGCTTGGTAATACAGCTTTAAAAACATATGACTTATCGGAAAAATACAGATTGATAAATGAAGGCGACAAGATTAAATTTTGTTATCTAAAAACACCAAATAAATTAAATGCAAATGTTATTGCGTTTCTTGATAAATTTCCAGAAGAATTATTGACAATTTTGCCGATAGATTATAAAACACAATGGGAAAAGGCTGCACTGGTTCCGTTACAAAAAATAACAAATAGCATTGGTTGGAAATTGGAAGGAAATAATAGTATTGAAGATTTCTTTTAACAATGTAATCAGTATGTTTGTATAAACCGAGTCATTAGATAATTTATTTTAATGACTCGGTTTATCTGATGTAAATTTTATTTGGGTATAGTCATTTAAATAGTTTACATATTCTTTTTATTGTTTTATAATATATTATCAATTAAACAAAAGGAGTTTATCATGATTCTTAAAGAATTCACATTTGAAAATTTACCTGAGGTGTACGAGATTACTTTAGATGTTTTAGCTACCTATTATCATTTGGATGCGAAGACAGACGGTCTTCCTGAAAATTGCTACCCGGATGAAACAGAAGTTGAGGTGGAACTCGATAGAGGTTACAAAGATATCATAATGGCAGCTTATACCAAAGCAGCATTGGCTGCAATTGAACAGATCGAAAAAGAAACATTGGAGTTTGATGAGGCCACAGTTAAAGAGTGGATTGATGAACAGGA